CTCGCTGCCGATTTTCAGGCGAATGGCATTCCGCTACCGAACGTCCCCAAGAGCAAGTCGGAAGAGACGTTCTTCCAAAAGATGGCGCAAGCGCTTGCTGCCGTTTTCAAACCAACACAAGTAAACAATCAACATACCCCGAAACCTATGAACAAGGTCTATAAAAACATTTGCAAGTTTCTTGCTTGCGAGCACTTTTCCGTAGAAGAAGGAAAGGTAACGCTCACCGAGGAACAGATGGATAACATCGAATGCTCCTTGCAAGCCAACCACGATATGATAGCGGAGCTATCTATCAAGGTAAAGAATGCAGAGGACGAGAACAAGAAGCTCACCGAGACGAACAAGTCGCTCGAAGCGAAAGTTGCCAACCTCCCTGCTGCATCAACCACCGCCATTGTAGATGACAAGAAGCATGAGGACCACGAACCCACAGCTTACGAACAGTTCATCAATGCTGGCGAAACGGCCCGAAAACTCTATGACAGTTTGCCATAGTAATCTTATAACCTCATAACCTTAAAACTCCAAACTAACATTATAACCTCATAACCCCAAAACTTAAAACTCATCCCCATGGCTGGAAAATTCTCTTTCACCCTACAAGAATATAAGGACGCGGCACGCAAGTACCGCTCTGACTTCCTGCGTTTGCCGATTATCGGCTGCGAGGAAACGCTCAAATTCATGACAGGTCGCCCAGGCATTCGCTACAAGGAAAGTGTGGGTACGCTCACCGCTGGGGCGCAGTTTGCTCCTTACAAACCCTCTCGCAAGACAGATGCCAACTTGAAGTTGGACTACCGCACCCTCGAAACGTTCTTTGGCTCGGTAGTGGCAAACTTTGAACCGAATACTGCCATCTCTACCTTGCTCGGCACAGGTGCCACCAAGGGAGACGGACAGAAGTCTACTCCCACAGCTCGCGAGGTGTTAGGACTGATTGCCAAGTCGCTCTCTGAAAACTTGAACATGGCGATTTGGAAAGGCACTCGCAATGCGGACGGTGATACTACAATGGACCTCTTCGATGGTTTTGACACTATCACGCAAAAGGAAGTCACTGCGGGTACGATTGCTGCGGAGCATGGCAATTATCTGAAACTGGACAAGGCGATCACGGAAGCCAACGCGGTTGATGTGGCAAAAAGTATTCTCTTTTCGCTCGACCCACGTTTGCGCTCACAGGAACTTTTCCTGTATTGCTCGCAGGAGTTCGTGGATATGTACAACGAGAGCTATTTGCTCACTCACTCGGCTATTCCGTACAACACAAAGTACAACCAACCCACGGTGGAGGGTTCTAATGGCAAACTTACTTTCTGTCCATTGTGGAACAAGTCGGACTCGAAGTTCATGCACGTGTCGCCTAAAATCAACATGCTTTATGGCTATGACCAGATGGGCGACATTGAAAGTGTTGATGTGGAACGCTTTGAGCCGTTTGTGCTTTCTTACATTGCCACCATGTTCTTTGGCGTGCAGTTCGAGAGCATTGACAAGCGACGCTTGAAGGTTATTGAACTGGCTGAACAAGGTTGATAATCAGTGGAGAAAGGTGGGCGCGGTGGTAAACAATCTTGATTATCACCTCGCGCTTGCCTGCTATCCAGACTAAATATTTTCAGAAAAATGGCAAAGACTTGCACATCACTTCAAAAGTCGCTCGGCTGGTGCCAAGGCACGCCTGAGCTTCCCGGCGTTCGTCGCCGTATCTATTATACTTCCAAGGGCGACATTGCCCAATGGCCCACACTTCCACGTGACGAGAACGGACGGGTAACTGCTGCCACGTACACGGGCAGTTTTACCCTAAAGGCTGATGCCAAGTGGAAGTATATCGACATTCTGCCCGAAAAGTCGCAACTCACCAGTGAGGCACAGGGCGAGTTGCCCAGTCAGACGCAGCTGAACAAGCTGACTGCTGTTCACCCTGGTGTGGGCGCAGAGGCGAGTGCCGCTGCTGCTTATCTCAACAACAATGACAATGTGTTCTTGGTGGAGGACATGAAGGGCAAATATCGTGTAGTGGGATCTGAAGCCTGGACTACCAAGACCACGGTGGCACAGGACCTTGGTCAGGGTGCCACTGGTACCACAAGCACCACCATTGCGGTAGAAGCTACGGACGAATGTCCTGCGCCTTTCTACGAGGGTACTATCGCAACAGAAGAAGGTGACATCGAAGCAGCATAATCCTAACGCGGGCATGATTGATTTGGGGGAAATCTTAGAAGAGATCAACGTTCCAGACCTTTCGTGCCCGCTTGCTTTGGAAAGCAAGGAAACAAAATTTGCCCAAGGCAAAGACATTTTTGCCGAGCAAAAACGCCATGCTTGGGACAAGTCGGTCGAAGCGCGTTGCGACTTCTCCCGTAAAGTCCGCATCACGCGAAGGGCTGATGTGTTCTTTATCTCGCTTTGGCAGAAGTCGCTCTATGGGCGCACCTTGACGGATATCAAGGGCGATGACAATATGGTGGACTTCTTTGCGGAGAATGTGGCTCCGCTCATTGCCGACATCTTGGGCAATGAACTAAAGCAAGGTAATTGGTGCATAGTCACCACGCCCAAGCGTAGGCACTTGGTCAAGAATTTTGCCACGCGAATAAGTGAGAAGATAGCAGCTTTGCTATCCATTCCCTTTTACGAAGATGTGGCACATTGCCATAGCAAAAAGCGTATTGGGGCAGTGTTCTCGCTCAACGTGTTGCCACGTGAGCAGAACTGCATCGTGTTCGATGATTTTGTGACCACTGGCTCTACATTGAAAGCAATGAAGAACTTGCTCATGGAGAACCATAAGAATTGTGTGTTCTTCACGGGCATCAACAATAAATTGTGATGCTGACTTTATAACCTCATAACCTCCAAACTTAAAACTACACCTCTTATGGACAAAGAATTTACCAATAAACTCCAGACATGGCTCTCCCTGCCTCGCGAGGATCGCGATTGGGACGAGGGCGCATTGATGCTCCTGCAACTGACAGGAAACAAAATCATGTATCGCAACCTCAGTGTGAACCCTGAGGGCAAGGCTAACTTCATTGAAGGCAAACTCCAGCAATACTTGGAGTTCCGCTTGGCGGAATTGACGCATGAACAGGTCAAGGAGATGCAGCACGCTGTCGAGGAGATAGTAAAAGAGCATACCGAGTTCAAGAGCGATGACAATGAGGCAAAGAATTTCAAAGCTGGTAAGCGAGCTGACCATGACACGCTGCCCGAAGAAATCCAGGCTCTCTATGTCGAGAACCTTGATTTGGTGCATCGTATGCGTGAACTTCATTTGAAGCTCCGCACGATGAGCACGACGGACTCCACTTGTGCGGACTCCGACCGCTATCCTTTCCTCAAAGAATTTATCAAATTGGATAAAAAGCTGCACGACAATTGGAACGTTTATGACCATTTCGTGACAAAGGCAGAAACGGCAGAAAGTGCAGAAGAGGCAGAAGCGAAACCTAAGGCGAAGAAAAGCAAGAAGGCATGAAACGCTCGGCATCGATCTCTGACTTTTTGAAACCATTGGCAGATACGCCCAACCAGGCGTATCTCACCAATGCGTTACAGGTGGCAGATGTCTTGGAGTGGATATTGCAGCAGGTGGGGAAGTCGAAGGTATGGCAAACTTCGTTTTCCATTTCGGAAGAGTTCTTGCGTAGACTATTCTTTATCGAAAAGGGAGGCAAGGTGTTGGAGTTTAACTTGGTGCTGGATCACAAGGCTACGAACAAGACTTTGAAACTCTGGTCGTTCATCTGCCAAGTGATGAAACGTACCTATCTCGCGGATAACCACTCGAAGATCTTGCTGGTGGAGAGTGAAGCGGGTGACACCATTTCGGTAGTTACCTCGCAGAACTTGACCCGAGGCAACCGTCACGAGTCTACGTTTATCTCTACCGACAAGGCTATCTTCGCTGCCTTGCACGGACAGGTGACGGACTTGATACGAAACCATTCTGTGCCACTGAATGACTTGTTTGCACAGAGGCTCACGCAGAACGGAGCGAATGATTAACCGCTCTTCCGTAACTGAAAATCCTACCTCCCGTAACAGATCTTTCTATCCCCTATAACAGAAAAAGCTATTCCTATGGACTACACCGAAGAACAACTTACCCAAATCGAACAATACGCTTCCATCTATCTTAAAATCTCTGATATGGCGGTCATTCTCGGCATATCAGCAACCCAGCTTCGTGAGGATATTGCTGACAAGAGTACGGAGGTATCAAGGCGATACCACCGTGGCAAGGCGGCTTCACGTGTGAAACTGCTGCACCAGGAGATGCAGCTGGCTTATGTGGGCAGTCCGCTGGCGCTTGAGAATACGCGCAACAATTTGTTGGACATGGAAGATGATGAATAACTATGAGCTTACCGAACATTGTAGAGGCGGCTAAAGCTGACCTCTATACTGCCAAAGAGGAACTTTTGCAGAAATATGCGCAATCGCAGGTGGAGCACTTGCTTCGCTTGCGCGATATGGTTACTTGGTCTATTGCGAATCCTGATGCGAAGGACCGCCAATTTGTGGACGAGGAGCGAACCCGTTACGGGTTGTCGCTCGTTACTGCGTATGCGGACTTGAAAATCGTGAAAGCCATTCTGCCCAATATGGGCGAGGCTTCACGTGATTTTCATCGCTGGCGCTACAACGAGATGATTCTCGAAACGTACCAGATGGCGAAGAAACGTAAGGATACGAAGACGATGGAGAAGGCGGCTACGAGCTATGCCAAGTTTAATCGCATTGATATTGAGGACGAGCAGAGTGTGCCGTACCACATGATTGTGGTGCAGCCTTTCTTTCCCACCACCGACCCGCGTGTGGTGGGCATCAATCCTGTGCCAAACATTGATGAGCGTATTCGCAAACTCACCCGTGAGTTAAGCGATACGCACCCCGATACAGAGAATGTGGAATATGAAGAGGCTGATTTGCCGCTCGATGAAATCTTTAAGGAGGAAGATGATGGACAAGGAGAAAACGAATGATAAACACGTGGACACCTCTCTTTGGGACGAAGAAAGCAAGGCACACGCCAACCGCGTGTACTTCAACAAACCGCAGCTCTTGACGCAATACATTGGCGCCAAAACTACGGTGATTGTGGCTGGGCGACGCACGGGCAAGACGGATTCCATTGCTTCGCCCTTTGTGCTGCGCAATATGCAACGTATGCCGGGAAGCACGGGAGGAATTGTTGTGCCGACTTTCAAGCATGGATTAACGAACACTTTGCCCGGTCTGTTTGCTGCTTGGAAAAGGTGGGGCTATATCAAAGGTGTGCATTATGTGGTGGGACGCAAACCGCCTCGCTCGTTCTCTAAACCTATTACGGAACCTGCGGACTATGAGCATGTGGTGACTTTCTATAATGGCTCTGTCGCCATTATTATTAGCCAGGACCGCCCTGGCTCGTCGAACTCGCTGACGCTTTCTTGGCTCTTGATTGATGAAGCGAAGTTCATTGATTATGACAAGCTGAAGGATGAAACGCTGCCTGCCAATGGCGGCATTCGTTCTTACTTCGGGCATCACTCGTTCAATCATTCGATGATGGTTTTGAGTGATATGCCACAAACCACAAAAGGCTCGTGGTTTCTGCACTATGAGCAGAAGATGGATAAGGAACTGATTGATACCATCAAAGGTACTATCTATAAGATTTGGCAAACCAAACAGCGCATTGCTGATTTGAAAGCAGCACACCAAACTGTGCCTACTTACTTGCCGAGCTATCTAAAATGGCTCGACCAATCCCTGAACAAAATGCGCAGTGTGGCAGTTTATTACAAAGAATACTCCACCCTCGAGAACTTGCAGTTGCTCGGAGAGGAGTATATTCGTCAAATGAAGCGAGACCTTACACCCAAGACGTTTCAGACGTCTATTCTCTGTCAAAAGATTGGAATTTCGCATGATGGCTTTTACTCTTCTATGCAGGAGTGGCACAAGTATGATGCTTCGGATTTTGGGTACTTAGATAGTTTGGGCTATGACCGCATTATCGAAGAGGCGCAGCAGGAGCGGTATTCCATACGCTCGCTGAGCAACTTTTCCTCGCTTCACTCGTCTCTTGACTGCCGCACTGATGCGGATCTCGACCC